TCTGCAATGAATCGAGCCACCCGCCTTGGGCTATCGCCCAGGGCGGGGGGTCTCGACCCTTCGGGTTGCGGCCGCTATTGCAAAGTCAAAAGCGGCCTGGCCAGCTTGTCAGCCGTGGCCGCGTCATCATTCGACAGGCTCAGGGGGCGGAGGATCCGCCACCGGTAAGGATTCGGTTGGGGAAGGAGGGGGGATTAGTCCCATGTTTTGCATCTCCTCGAGGTTCTCAGAATTGGACACAAAGTCCAGAAACTCCGCAGGGTTATTATTGAATTTTTTACGTATTGAAGATGGAAGTGTGGAGAACGACTCGTTTGCGGAGATGATTTTATTCATAGCATCATGATAAGTAGGGACATCCGTTAAGTCTCCATAATCGCCTTGATGAATAGCGACGTGATCAGCCAGGCCAGTCTTTTGATATTTAGCCATTATGTGATTTATATCGCATTCGCGTTTGAAAGATTGATGCGTCATAGACGGGCCCTTAGTTGTAAAAGGTTTTCTAGTTGGGGCGTCATACGCCTTTTTGAATTTCATGAATTACTCCTTATTTAATAGTTTTGCCAAGAATAGGAACAGCACCAAGTATATTTTTAACCAGGTCAGAGTATGCTTTAGTTTTCATAAGCTCTTTATGATCGAGTTGGAATTTAGCGTCTCGAACCTGGACAGCGGATTGAGCTTGTGTAGCGTTAGTTTGAGCAATTAATTGAGCCAGGGTAAATGGGAACGATTTTTCGTTTTGTCTCCATGTTTGTCTGAAAAGAGTATCTTGTGCGCTTGATAAATCTCCGGCCATTGTATTTTTATATATTTCTGATCTAAGCCGTTTTTTAGATAAGTTTGCCAATGCCATAGCATTACGAGCATCGATAGCAGATGCCGCGGTATTTTGCATATTAGCTTGCGCACCTGGTAGTCCGGTACCAACGCCATTTTGATAAGCGAATATAGGATTCATACCCGCTTTTTTCATATCCTCCATGGTCCATTGATACCGGTTTTGGTAAGACTCTTTAGAGAACTCCATAGATCGAGCAGCTTGTGCAGAGTTAGCCGCATTAGCACGTTCTCCGCCAAGGAAACTAAGACCAGCTCCAAGTAGATCTCCTACTCCACCACTTAAAAAGTCAGAGGCTTTAGAGGCTATGCTACCGATAGAGGAGCCGATCTTTTTTACACTACTGAGAAAGCCCATGAGTAGCTCCTATCAGAAATGGTCGATGAGACCAGGTACAGAGTAAACCGGCATCGGACGTGCGCATTTTAGCGAGAAGTAAGAATCGAACAGGAATTCGGGTTCGGTATCCAATACGACAACACGATCGATAGGGGGGTTCTCCTCGATAAAGGATTGATTGAGAGCCGGTAGTGAAGCAAAGTCTTGCGCCAGATGCCAGGAATCGAGAGTAGCGGCATCATTAGAGCGGAACTTGCCAGTGATTTTAGAGGGCTTGTAGCGATATTCTGCATAGCGTTCTTGGTAGCCGAACACAGCATCATCATTAGCAGAACCGTCCGCGTAGATTTCTTTGTTTAGGACAGCTTGCTCACCAATATGACTAAGAGCAGGCCAGTAGAAATCAAACCGAGTAGAGCGGCTAAACATGCGATCAAGCCCCTGCTGATAGGTAAGATCAGCACGGACAGAAACCATGCCGATAATAACGCAATGTTCCGTAAATGATTTAGTGAATCCATGACCGTTAAATGCTCCTACACCGAAAGCGGCAAGATTGCCCTGGGGAGTTGTTGCGTCAGTGGAAGAAGTTTGTGCAACAGGATTGACGTTAATACGAGAAGTACCACCGCCAAGGTATTCGGGGCGGGTTGCACGAAGGTCGGGAGAAGTTACACCGAAATGAGATTTTACAATTTCGATATAGCGAGAGCCGCCTCGTGCGTCACGTTCGAATAGTTTTTGAAGTTGAAAGGCTTGGCGAAGCTCATTGATAGTTGCGGCAGTAGCGTCGGAAAGGTCGGCATAAAGGTTGCCGTATGTAGAAGAACTGATGCCAGTACCAGTTACATTCCAGGTAGCAGAGGCGCGGTGATCAGCGACGCCTCCAGCAGTTTCTCCAAAGACGAAGTAGTCATCATCGAAGCCGGTCGGAGCGGCCGCGACGTCGTCGATCCGGACGCGGGCTGAGGTGCCGAGGGGGAGATCGACAGAATCTCCTTTTTGTGGCCAGGGTAAACAGCTGGTGAAATAGTCGTGCCTTTTTCCCCGTTTGAGTAGTGCGTAATCAGTAGAGGTGTCGGGACCGTCATCTGTATCGACGGTAACGGAGTCAATGAGGTTTTGATCTCTGAACCACTCATTGTAAATAAGATTGTATGCACGATGGAAAAGAGAAGAATGCTCCAGGTCAGCGATGCCAGTAGGAATACCAAAATAGTCCGATAACGAACCGTTTGCATGTCCAACCGACGCAGGGGCCGCCATTGTAGGAACGACATAGTCTGTAGAATCTCCCGGGTTAGTTTGTTCACCATTGAATTTTTGAAAGTTGTCCCATATCAAACGAATTGGGACAGAGAAGAAGAAAGTGTCCATGTGTACGTTATCCATGAACGGATGCAAGGGAGTAGCCATACGGGCGAAGCCGGTCATATTCATATTGAATGTATCGCCAGGTAGTGCCTCGTCTACGAACATCGGAACAAGATAACCAGAATCGAATGTAGTTTTTAGACCACAAGAACGATTGAAACTAGATCGTGGAATATCAGCCTGGGGAACCTGGCTGAACATATGTTGCATGACGGATTTCATTTAGTTCTCCTTAGTATCATCAGGTTTAATAGCATCAGCGAGTTGAGTAATGTTATCAGTTTTGGGTTTAATTTCTAAGAGACTACCAAGAGAAGTTTTATTTATTGTAATAGTTGCGTCGTTATCATCGAATTCGCCTATAAGAAATAGAGTGTAGTCAGCAGTATGACGAGAGAAATTGTGATTAGGATCAAGTAAGCAGTCAGTAATAGCGCGAATAGCTTGGCCAACAGTGTCCAGGAAGAATGGTTGCAAGTATGCTTCTGATTTCTCGTCATAGATTGTAAATATTTTTTTGACCATTTCAAGACGTCTCCATATTTCGTTTGAGTTGTTTAAATCTTGCCGTTTGGCATATTTCGCGATCTCTTAGTCGACGGGTGCTTTGATCTTTTTCGTGGGCCAAGGCCTGGGCCTTCCTCTTTGCCTTTCGTTGAAGTAATTCAAACTTGTCCAGGTCTCCTAGTATTGAGTCATAGTATTTAGGGATATTGATCTCCTTTCCATTGATAACACATTTATCGTTCTTTAAATCGTCTTTGAATAGTTGAAGCCATGCTTTACCAATTCCGTTGCTCATGGTTGTGTATTCGGGTTTTCGGTTTTTATAGTAATCTTTGGCATTGTCTCCAAGAATTTTTTTGGTGATATATCGAGCAGTATATGCGGCAGACTCAAAAGTAACATCACCAATAAGAGAATAACCATAAGGCCACAAGCGCGACAGCGTTTCGGAAGTGTGTAGAGTAAATCCATTATTGGACGAGTAAGGAATCTTATCATAGAAGTCATAATTAAATAGACATGCGTGAAAGTGAGGGCGTCCTAGAGATTTTACAAATATATGGTCTCCGGCCGCTTCGCATTCGCTCCGGTTGGAGCCACAAATAGCACATTGTTCGCCATATTCGCCACAATGATAATATCGTATTTTTTGACCAGTTGACTTGCGAAGTCTTTTCATGAATTTTTGAAAGTCCTTCACGTCCAATGATTGATCCCGGGGTACATGGTCATTATCGTACGTTAAAGTTATAAAACAGTTATCATCGTAGAGGGAGGCCTCGTGTACGCACCTGATAGCCCATTGTCGGGAGCGTTCTAAGCGGCAGCCTATACATTGACCGCAAGGAATTTCCAATGGTAGGTCCTCGAAGCCTCTTTTTTTGTCGAATACGATTGAACGTTTGCCGGACTCGTTTGCCGTTCGTGATCTCCAACCCCGTAAAGGATTGAAGCAAGCCATTAGAGTCTAATTCCACCGCGTGAAGGATTCCAACGGTTGGGGCCAGCAGACTTGACGGCATTTTTAGTGAAGTTTCTTTTTGAATACTTTTTACTTAGTTTTTTGCGTCGCATGATGATCTCCTTTTTGTTTTTTTTTGCAGTGAGGTGTCACTGCGACCAGTTACATCAAGAGAGGAACTGGTCA